GTAGTTTATTATAGTAATTTGAATGATAAAAATAAAATAGAAGCAGAAGCATATACTGATTTAAAAAATGAAAAGATTAATGTTGAATTATATCCAATAGAAACTAATGATTTTAATATAACTTCTATTTTAAAAAATACAGATCAATTGTCTAAAATACTTATTGATTTTATTAATATATAAAAGCATAATAAATTTGGTTATTTTATAAACCTTATTTTATATTTCATAATATTTATATAAAACAAAAAAAAACACAAATTATGAGTTTATCAATGTCAAACAACAATTTTCCAATTGAAAATAAAGTTGTACTAACAAAAACAGCAAACAATTTAATAATTGACGCTACCCAACAAATATTCCAAGATGTTGTGAATATTAACGCCCGTTTAAATACTATACCAGCATCAGGTTCACTTACTCCTGTAGTATATGGTGACGTATTTTATGATTCATTTTCAGTATCAGGTTCATCTTTACCAGGTACAGGTTCTATTGAAGATAAAGTAGTTAATTATGTTTGTGAAGCTTGGAATGTAACCTTAAAATAAATTTGGTTGCTTTACAATCTTATTATATATTTATATATATAAATCATAAAAACAAAACAATATGTCTTTAATTATCATTTTATTAGCAATAGCTGCAGTGGTAGCTTTTGTAATTGCAAAGAAAGAAAAGAAAACACAAGTTAACGAAATTGAATTAGCTCCAGAATCAACTCCAGCTCCAACTATAGTAGCTGCTATTGTTGAAAAAAATGAAGTAGCTAAAGCTAAAAAACCAGCTGCTAAGAAACCAGCCGCTAAAAAACCAGTAAAAAAGACAAAATAATATATGGAAAAAGTTACATTAAAATTACATGAGTTCTATTCATTAGATGCTGAACTTAATGGTGTTATGAATCAACAAACAGGCGAAGTACTTGCTAAAGGTTTGTTAGCCGAAAAAATCAAATTAACTACAAAATATTGGTTAACTGATTTAGCTAAAAAAGCATCTACTGAAAAAGAAGCTGTAGAAAAGTTAAAAGAAGAATTAATTAAAAAACACGGCGAAGAAGATGAAAATGGTGGAGTTTCAATCCCAATGTACATCAACATTGTTACTAATGAACAAGGTGAAGTTACAAGTAGAGAAACTAATCCTAAGTTTGTAGAATTCCAAAATGCGTTTAACGCTTTACTTCAAGAAGAAAAAGAATTAGAATATAAGGCTTTTAAATTAGAAGAATTTGAAAACGTTGAATCAGATGGAATTTACACAACATTCTTCAAATTAGTAAACGCTGGTGAATAATGAATGAAATTAAAAAATTAACCGAAACTGAATTAACAGCGGTTAAAGATATCAAACAGGAATATAACGAACTTGTAATAGCGTTAGGAGAAGTAGAATTACAAAAACTACGCTTAATTGAAGTTCAAAAAGATATTACTGAAAGAGAAAGTTTATTAGCTAAACAATTACAAGACAAATACGGTCAAGGTTCAATTAATATTGAAACCGGCGAAATTAGCTAATATTTTTATTGTTAGGTGTTAGGAGTTAATATAGAAGTTCCCCGTCAGCAATGACGGGGTTTCTTCGTTTTATATATTATTTTACATATTTATCATTAGACAAAATCTATTTAAAACATGGCGCAAGAAACATTAATTTCCCCAGGCGTTCTTACAAGAGAGAACGACTTATCACAAATAACTCAACTGCCTCCAACTGTTGGTTTAGCATTAGTTGGTCCAACTGTTAAAGGACAACCAAACATCCCTACTGTAGTTACTTCATATAGTGACTATATTAACAGATTTGGTGGTTCATTTATTAGTGGTGGAGCTTCTTATGAGTTTTTAACTTCAATAACAGCTTATAACTATTTCCAACAAGGTGGAACTAGTATCTTAGTAACAAGAGTAGCGAGCAGTTCATTTTCACCAGCATCTGCTAGTGTGTTAGTGAGCGGTAGTTCATTATCAGTACCAACAGCATCATTTGTATTAGAAACATTGCATGTAGGTACAATGAATAATAACACAAGTTCTATTTTATCTAACGGCGCTTTAGCTAGTGGTTCTTTAGAAAATGTAAGATGGGAAGTTAAAAATGTAAACACAGGAAGTGGTACATTTACTTTATTAGTTCATCGTGGTGACGATAACGCAAATACTTCAGTTATATTAGAAACATATTCAAACGTATCATTAGACCCTAACTCTATCAACTATATTGAGTCTGTGATTGGTAACCAATCAAAAACAGTTCAGTATGATGCTGATATGGGTGGTTTCTATATTAAGATTGATGGTAACTATCCAAACAATAGCCGCTACGTAAGAGTTAAAGCAGTTAACAAACCAACCCCTAACTATATTAATAATGGTGGTGGTGTTGCTGTTGACGGTACAGGAACTAGCTATTCAGCTTCTTTACCTGCTGTAGGAAGTGGTTCATACGGTGGATCTTTTGCAGGCGCTACAGGTAATGATATTCCAACTATTGGTACTTCATTATTTGGTGATATTGCTTCTACTACTCAAGGTTTAATTTCAGATAATTACGCTACAGCAAGTAACATTTTATCTAATAAAGATGAATATGATTACGAATTATTAGTAACTCCAGGTTTGATTAAAAATCAACATCCAGTAGTAGCTGATTTTGTAGCTAACGCTGAGGCAAGAGGTGATTATTTTTATATCACAGACTTAGTACCTTACAATTCATCAATTGGAACACCTACAAACGCAGCAGCTAGTATGGATACTAACTATGCGGGTGCTTATTGGCCTTGGGTTCAAGTATTATCTCAAGAAACTGGAAAGTTAGTTTGGGTACCTGCTTCAACAATTATGGCTGGTGTTTATGCTTTTAATGATAATGTAAGTGCTGAATGGTTCGCTCCAGCAGGTTTAAATCGTGGTGGTTTAGGTGGTGTTATTCAAGCAGAAAGAAAATTATCTCCAATTAACCGTGATAATTTATATGCTGGTAAAGTTAATCCAATCGCTACTTTCCCTAACGTAGGTGTAACAGCATTTGGTCAAAAGACATTACAACAAAAAGCTAGTGCTTTAGATAGAATCAATGTTCGTAGATTATTAATCGCTTTAAAACGTTACATTGGTAATGTAGGTAAGACATTAATATTCGAACAAAATACAACTGTAACAAGAAATAGATTCTTATCTCAAGTTACTCCATACTTAGAATCAGTACAACAAAAACAAGGTTTGTATGCATTTAAAGTAGTAATGGATGATTCAAATAATACTCCAGATGTAATCGATAGAAATCAGTTAGTAGGTCAAATTTATTTACAACCAACTAGAACAGCTGAATTTATCTTATTAGATTTCAATGTAATGCCAACAGGTGTTGAATTTGGAGCTTAATTAAAACAAAATAATGGAAAATAAAAAAATAAAAGAATTTAAAGACGACGCAGCAGCCGACACAATGGTTGCTAGCGTTAGTCCTTCTTTAGCTAAAATTGCATCAGCAACAACCAACATTAAAGACTATGCTAGAGTAATTGAAGCTATTATGAAATGGTTAAAAACTAAAAAAGGTTCTCAATTATCAAGTCTTGATAGTAACCAAAACTATAAAATGATTATGAGTTACCTAAATAAAATGCAATCAGAAACTGTTGATACTAAAACCCAACCTCAACAACCCGTTGCGCAGAAATAATATTTAATAATATTTATATAAAATAACAATACAATGGCAGTATTAGACCCTACAGAAATAATGTTCACAGCATTTGAACCTAAAGTTCAGAATCGCTTTTTAATGTACATTGATGGTATCCCATCTTACTTAATTAAGAAAGCATCTTCTCCTTCATTCAACGCTGGTGAAATTATATTAGACCACATCAACGTTTACCGTAAAGTAAAAGGTAAAGTACGTTGGAATGACATGACTTTAGAAATGTACGATCCTGTAACACCAAGCGGTGCTCAAGCAGTAATGGAATGGGCTCGTTTAGCACACGAATCAGTAACAGGTAGAGATGGATATTCTGATTTCTATAAAAAAGATTTACGTTTAGATATCTTAGGACCAGTTGGTGATGTAGTAGGTGAGTGGATTATCAAAGGTGCTTATGTTAAAGAAGCTAACTTTGGTGAAATGGATTGGGCAAACGAAGCATATGTTTCTATCAGCACAACAATTGCAATGGATTATTGTATCCTTAACTACTAATAGTAATACACAATATTTAAAGAGCCATCCAAACGGATGGCTTTTTTTATCTTTATATATTTATATATATAAAACAATATAAACGTTATGGAACAAAAGTTCAAATATCCAACAGAACAAATCGAATTACCTTCTAAAGGTTTAATTTATCCTAAAGAATCACCATTATCAAAAGGTGTAGTTGAAATGAAGTATATGACAGCTAAGGAAGAAGATATTCTTTCAAACGCTAACTTTATTCGTCAAGGAACAGTTATTGATAAATTATTACAATCAATGATTGTTACTCCTATTGATTTTAACGAATTGTTAAACGGTGATAAAAACGCTATTTTATTAGCTGCTCGTATTTTAGGTTATGGTAAAGAATATGATTTTCTTTATACTGACCCTACTACAGGCCAATCAGAAAAAGCAAGCGTAGATTTATCAACATTAGACGCTAAACCATTAGATGAATCATTATACACACCAGGTAAAAATGAATTTAATTTTGAATTACCATTTTCTAAAACAGTAGTAACATTTAAGTTATTAACTCATGGTGATGAAACTAAATTAGATAAAGAAGTAGCTGGTTTAAAGAAAGTAAACGCTAATGGTTCTTATGATATTACAACTCGTTTAAAACATACTATTTTAGCTATTAACGGCGATAGAGAAACATCAACTGTTAGAGAATTTGCAGATAATATGTTAGCTAGAGATGTAAGAGCGTTACGTGAATACATTAATAAAATATCTCCAGATGTTGATTTAAAAATTAGTTTTACAAAAGCTAATGGCGACGTAGTGGAGGGCGTTGAGTTACCAATAGGGGTTAGCTTTTTTTGGCCTGACGCCGGAGTATAAAAAAATAATATTAGACGAAATATTCATTCTTTGTTATGGTAGTCATGGTGGTTATACACATGATGAAGTATATAATATGCCTGTAAGATATAGAAAATATTACTTACAACGGTTAAACGAAACTATAGAACAGCAAAATGAAGAAATGGATAAAAAGTTTAAAACTAATGATAAAGGATTAATTAGTGATAATCCAATGAAATCTAGTAAATTACCTCCACCACCAATACCAGATTTCGCAACTAATGCAAGAGCGCCTAAAAAATAGGCGCTTTTTTTTAACACATATGGGAATATAAAAAAATAATTAACTTTCATATTTATACGTGATAAACTGAACTTAAGTAAATGCCAGATCCAACAACTCCAACAGCAGCCGAGATAGCCGCTGCTACAGTCGAATATCAAAAGCAACGAGACGTATTAGCCTTGTTGAATGATGAATATGATCAGATTGAGAAAGATCTCACTGACATAGCTGTCAATGTTGTTAAATTTGCTAAAGGCAACGCTGACAGTGTAAGACAAGTTTCAGAACTTAAAAGCATATATAACAGTTTATCTAAAACAGCTAGAACATTATCCTCATATACTGAAGATTTTAGTAATGGTTTATTAGAAACTAAAAATCTTTCTAAAACTATCCGTGATATAACACGTGATGAAGATAGAATTCAACGTCAAATTAATGTAGCTTATAAAGCTAAAAATCCACAGTTAATTGGTCAATTACAAAAAGAATTAGCTATTTTAGACGCTGAGAAAAAATCAGCTCTTACATTAAAGAAACAAAATGAGTTAATTGATGATGCTACTGGTTTAACAGGTAATTTACTTAAAAGTTTTGAAAAACTTCCTGTTATAGGAGAAAGTATCAATTTTGGAGAAATAAACCAAAATATGAGACTAGCAGCAGGTAACAGTAATGTTTTCTCTGCTGGTTTAAGAACAGTTGGTAAACAATTAAAAGAAGGATTACAAGATCCTTTAGTACAATTTGCTTTATATTCTATTGCTTTAAAGAAAATTTTAGATTTAAATTTAGAATTAGATACTACTTTAACAGATCAAGCTAGACAGTTAGCTATAAGTAAAGAAGAATCTCAAGCATTATATGATCAAGCTTATGCTTACTCAAATACTACACATGATAGTTTTGTTACAGCTGAACGCTTAACTAAATCTAGTATTGAATTATCTAAAAGTTTAGGTGTATCAGTTAATTTAGGTAATCAAAATGCTGAGGCGGCTGCTCGTTTCTCTCATTATTATGGATTAAGTGCTGAAAGTGGAGCTAAGTTAGTAGAAATGGGTGTTGAGCAAGGTCAAAATGGATTAGATGTATTGCAATCTACTGCTAAAACATATGCTTTAAATAGAGCTCAATATGGTAATACTATAGATCTTAAAAAAGTATTAGATAAAGTAAGCAATACAAGTTCAGATATATTAGTTAGATTTAAAGGTAATACTCAAGCATTAACAGCCGCTGTTATGCAAGCTGATAGATTAGGATTATCTTTAGAACAAGTAGATAAAGTTGGTGATTCATTACTTAACTTTGAATCATCAATTGAAAATGAATTAAAAGCAGAATTATTAACTGGTAAACAAATTAATCTAGAAAAAGCTAGAGAATATGCTTTATCAGGTGATTTATCAAAATTAACAGTTGAAATAGCTAAACAAGTTGGAGGCATTCATGAATTTGAAAAAATGAATGTTATTCAAAGAAAAGCATACGCAGAAGCATTTGGAATGAGTGTTCAAGAAATGTCGACAATGCTTCGTAAACAAGAATTTGAATCTAAATTATCTAAAGATATAAAAGATGACGCTGAAGCAAAATTAAAATATGCTAAAGATCATAATATAGAATTAGGTGATGCTCTTAGATCACAATATGAACAAAAATCTTTAGCCGACGAGCAAAAAGAAATAATGGATAAACTAAGAGGAATCTTAGTTAAAATTACTTCAGGACCAATGTTAACTTTATTCCATCAAATGGAAAAAATTCTTGGTTTTGTAGGTAAAATACTTAGTGGATTTGGAAGTATAACAGGTGGAGGATTAGGTAATGCTTTAGGAGCTGCTTTAATAGCCTTACCTGGTGTATTTATGATATTTAAAGCCTTAAAAGGTACAAGAATAAATCCAATGGTTGTTGAAGTTGTAAATGGTCCTATGAGCGCTGGTCTTACACCAGGAGGTGGAGGTGGTGCAGGAACTTTTTATAAAGGAGGACAATTCCTTCCAGGTGGTGGTAGAGCCCCAGCAGGTGGTATAACAGTACCTGCTCCAGGAGCAGGTGGTGGAGGTGGATTTTGGAATTCACCTAAAGCAGGAATGGTTGGAGCAGGATTAGGTATTGGAGGAGGATTGTTATTAGGAGTAGCATCAGGTATGGAGGCAGGTGGTAATAAAGAAGCTGTTACCGCTTTAGGTGGCGCAGCTACAGGAGCAGGAATAGGTATGATGTTTGGTCCATGGGGTGCTGCGATTGGTGGATTAATTGGTGGTATTGGTGGATTAATTAGTAGTATGGAAGAAGACAGAAAAGCAGCTAAAGAAAAAGAAGACGCTAGAAATGCCGCTCAAGCTGAAGCAGATAAACAAACACGTGACTTATTAGAAAATCTATCAGTTAGACCAATTCAATTAGGATTGAATGCTGATACGTTACAAAAATGGTCAACAAGTTCTCAACAAAACGGAGCTAACCCAGCTTATCCTTAACATATTTATATTAAACATAACATATCATGGCATTATTTGATAAATTAAAAACAGGCTTATACGGTTTAAAAGGACAAGCGGGTCCTGCATTCGAGAGTGAAGGACAACGTACTTCATCTAATATTCAAGCTTTAGTTAAAGATAACATGTTAGTATCTTCACAAGATTTAATATCAGGAAGAACAACAGGTAAAACTAAAATTAAACCATCAGGTTTAGATTTAAACGGTAAAACACCTGCTCAATACACGCAAATATTAGGTTCAACTAACAGTAGTAAGTCAACTTTTTCATCTAATTCAGGATTTACATTAGATAAAAGATTACCATTTAGTATATTAGGATTAGGTGGTAAAAAAGGTGATACATTTGAGACTGTAAGTCAACAAACAACTTCAGATATTCAAGCTTTAGCTAAAAATAATCAATTACAAGGTTCTCAAGACTTATTAACTGGTAGAAAATACGGTAAAGGAAGATTTTCAGTATTTGTCCCTGCATCTAAATTAGATGGTAATGGATTACCAATTGGTAATGTTTATAAAGATAAAGGTCCTAAAGAAGGAAGATACTAAATCAAGCAATAAATGCCTTTTTCAAATTTAAATAACAGTTGGTCTGATTTATCTCAGTATTATAATGATCCTGCTAGTTTTAAATACACCTCAAAACCAGAATATCCAAAACTTAGATATACAGGGTTTGATGATGGTTTAATACGAGGTGGAGTTGTTAATGTTGGTATATCTACACTTAGAGACACAGCTCGTATCGGTAAATTTTTCCTATCAGGAAAAGGTCTTTTATTTACTGCTAAACAATTTGGTTTACAACGAGCTAACCCAGCGTTAGAAGAAGATTTTAAAACAGGAGGAAGTATATTAAACTCTACTAGATGGTATAGCCCATTAAATACTATTCTTCAAGTTCCTATTAATGCAATAGGAGGTCACTTTACAAGACATGGTCTAGTTCCTAGAGCCGCTGTAGGATTTTTTAATGGAACTAGTAAAGGAAATGGAGGATATAATTATGAACAAATTGTTTTAAAAAATAATCAAGATCAAGGAACTAAAGTTAATTTTGTAAATGTAAATGGTGGAAATAAGGTTAAATATACAAACTCAAATAGATTAATTAATCATTATTCTACATTAATTTCCGCTCCTGAAGGACAACAAACATTATTTAAATATAATGGGGGTGCAAATTCATTATATGGATTAGGAAGTACTTTCATTAATACAACTAATGTTAGAACTACTATGCCTTTTGTTGCATCTGGTTTATCTAATTCATTTAAAAACTTAAGTGGATTTAAACCATTTTCAAGTTTAACTTTATCAAAACAAAAACAAGTAGATTTAGGTTCATCATTAAAAAATCAATTATTTGATTCTCCATTATGGAAAGATAAAGTTAATACAATTAATGGAGCAAATGGTGAACTTGATAAAAGCTATGATATTGAATCTAGAATAGGAACTTCAACTGGATTAAAAGAAAGAGGTTATAATGTAGACTCAATTAATGTTATCAATGTAACTGATAGTTCTACTTTTTATGGTAACTCTTTAAAATCAAATAACGCTTCTGATTTACCTGATTGGTTACTAGAAAAAGGAGATCAAAATATAGATGGCAATTTTGGTCGTGATATAATTAAATTTAGATTTGAATTTTTAAATAATGATAACCCTACATCAGGAGGAGCTATTAATACAGATGTATTAGCGTTTAGAGCATATATAGATGATTTTACAGACGGAATGAATGCTAAATGGGATGCTTATCGTTATATGGGTAGAGGTGAAGAATTTTATGTATATAATGGATTTACAAGAGATATAAGTTTAGCATTTACTATATACGCTCACTCACCTGAAGAAATGGCTCCAATATATAAAAAATTAAATTATCTTTTGTCTACATTTACTCCTGATTATTCATCAGCAAATAAAATGAGAGGTAATATTGGTTATTTAACAGTAGGTGATTACTTATATAGACAACCAGGTGTATTCACCGATATTAAATTATCAGGAATGTTAGATACACATTGGGAAATTGATTATAATAAAGCTGGCGCTCAATACGAAGTACCTAAACATATTAAAGCAAGTATGTCATTCAAACCAATCCATACATTCTTACCAAGAAAAGCTAAATATGATAAAGGTAAAGCACAATATAATACACCGTTTATCACACTTGATAAAGTAGCATATCCTGCTCAAGCTGGAGCTAATGAAAAAGGTATTGGAGCAAAGAATAAATATTTAGACTAATCTAAATTTTTACCTAAAGTCATATTTATTATCATGGAGCGCTATGATAATATTCCTATAATACAAACTGTACCAAGTGTACAATATCCTAAAGTAACTAGATATCGTGCTTCGACTCGATATCCTGATATTCCTTTCTTGGAAGATGACGTTTTTTTACTTACATTACGTGGCGATAGACTAGATAATTTAGCTTATCAATTTTATGGTGATCCAACATTATGGTGGATATTATCTGTGGCTAATCCCGATTTGCCTAATGATTCACTATATCCAACTCTTGGTTTTCAATTAAGAATACCAAGTAATGTTAATAAAATATTAAATGATTTCGAACAATTAAATAGTTAAATCGTGTTATGTCTATATTTAAAAGTACCCTTAAGCCTGAAATAGCTGCCCAACTTAAAGCTCGAGAAAAAATAATATCATCACCTAATCGCAGTGATGATTTTCTACGTTATACTAGTGGAAAAAATTCTTGGGTTAGAATGATGTCATTTGTTAATTATGATGACCCTAAAGGCAAATATAAAGGCGATGAATTATCTAGAAAATATATTCTAGAAGGAGGTACATTATATAACACAAGCGGTAATAATTTTTCTTTAAGAAGAGGTGTAGGAAGTTTTGATGGTGTATATGCTAGTAATATAGATAAAATTAGCAGTAATCCTAATGACACTAACATAGATAGGATGTATGGTTTAAGACCAATGCCTGGTATTACTAGTGTAAACGTAATGAATAAAAGTGCTTATGGCTCATTAAGAGAAGCAACTATACAATTTTACGCTTGGGATAAACATCAGTTAGAAGAATTAGAACTTCTATTTATGCGTACTGGTTATACAGTGTTTTTAGAATGGGGTTGGTCTCAATATATAGACCATGATAATGCTGGAGCAGCTGGAATTAATACAGAACCAGGTAACATCAAATTAAAAAACTTTGATGCTAAAACAATTGATGTTTTTTCATCAAAACTTAATGAAGATGTTATCTACTATGCTATTGATGATTCTGTATCAAAAGCTAAAGGTAACTATGATGCTATGTTAGGATTTATTAAAAACTTTTCATGGCAATTAATGCCTAATGGAGGTTTTCAATGTAGTACAACTATAGTATCTAGAGGAGAAGCAATTGAAACTGTTAAAGCAAGTGCTAATCCTTATACAATTTTAGGTTCAGCTCCTGATCCTGCTATCGCTAGTGGTCTTGAACAACCTCAACCTATATATAGTGTTTTTGAAAAAATATTTTTAAATATTATAGGTCACCTTAATGAAGCTGAATTTACTAATGGATTTAAACTTGAAGCTAGTAAAGCAGGTGTTTTAGGACAATTTTATGTTTCTGGTTCTACTGCTGCTCAAATAAAACAACTACAAGATGCCGCTGAAAAAGTATACAATGATGTAAGTAATGAATTAACAGGTTCTACATTTAAAGGTGTACATGATGATGGGAGTATAGGCACCATAAATATTGGTGATTTAGATAATAACACATTTGTTAGATTTTGTGAAGGAAGTGAAGAGGGTTCAGCTATTGAGTATATTAATATAGATGCTTTTATAGCTATTTTAAATAAATTCTTTATTTTTAAAGACAAAAATAAAAAAGATAGTAACGGAAATCCAACCCCTGTTGTTTCTATTTTAATTACTAATACTACTCCTTGTTTAGCTAGTCTAGATTCTGTAAGTATTGATCCAACAACTTGTTTAATTAAAAACTCTAATGCAACACTTGTGTGTGATAACACTAGTGGGTTTGTATATAAAATAAAAAATAGAGCTGATTTTCAAGCAACAATTGCTGACGCCGTTACAATCCTAAGTTCAGATATACCCGAGTTTATTATTAAAGGAAATAATATTGGTGCTATAGGTAATATTTACTTATCAATTAACCATATTATTAAAAAATATAGACAACTATCAGGAAGTTCAAATGGTGTTGATGTCATTACTTTATTACAAAATATATTAGATGATGTTTCCTTCGCATTAGGAGGAATTAATGATTTTAAATTATACAATAATAGAAATGTAGTTCAGGTTATAGATGTTAAATATCTAGGAGACGATAGTAAAGATAGTAAGTTTAATTTTGATTTAATAGGATTAAAGAGTATTTGTAGAGATGTAAAAATCAACTCTCGTGTATTTGCTGAACAATCTACTATGATGGCTATTGGAGCTACTTCAGCTAACCATAGCTCTAATTTAGGAGATATATATGCTTCAACTCAAAATTATTTTAATAGTGGATTATCAGATAGAGTTTTAACTACAGTATTTGAACCTAAAGATCCTTCTGCTTTAGAAGGCACAGCTCCTGATGGAACCATAGTAAAAGGACCTCAAACACTTTATGTTAATTTATATAATCAAATTGTCGCGTTATCAACTTATTTGAACAGAAATGTGATGGGAGACCCTAGTTTAACATTTCAACTATTTAAAGTTCCATCTGACTCTGATGTAATAAACGCAGGTAGTCTATTAAAAACTTTACATTACCAGATAAATGGTAAAGATGTAAATTTTAAAGCGATAATTCCTTTCGAATTAGAAATTACTCTTGATGGTATTGGTGGATTTGTAGTGGGACAGATTTTTACTATTGACAAATCAATTTTACCTAGAGATTATTATAACAAAAATCTTGGATTTATTGTTACAGGTATATCTCATTCATTACAAAATAATGATTGGACTACAGCAATTAAAACTCAAATATGTTTATTAGAAAATGATAAAATATCAAGTAAAAGTGCTTTTAATGTTGATAGAAGTAAATTAAAAGGAATATTATCTACTATTAAAACAACATCATACGGATCAGGGTATTTATTATGTGCTTTAGCAGATTTTATGACTCATATATTTCTTTATTATTTCTTACTTGAAAGAAATAGTATGCTTCTTAATGATCCTGTAGCTGATGATAATGTTCCTGTATTAGATGTTGGAGCTGGTGCTAAATTAGACGCAAAACTTAGTCATGGTTTAGTTTTTGCTGACGCTGTGAGGGATAAAGATTTCTTAGCATTAGTAGGTACATCTACTACAAAACCAGCTCCTATAAAAGAACAACCAACTACTAGCCATTTTACAGTTAAAAATCCTTATAACTACGTACGAAGAGGTCTTTCATCAGTAAATGGAATAAGTAAAATAGAAGATTACTTAAAAAATTGGTATGAAGTTCAAAAAATAAAACAGGCTAGTGATATATATTTTCCAAAATCATACAAAGATTTTATTACAGGAGGAGGAGGTTCTACTATTAACTTAGCTAAAATTAAAGAATTATTAATAGGTGTTGGTAATAAAGTTAATATTGACTCTGCTTTTGCAGGAGGTGCTAACAACCCAGCAGTTATGTCTGCGGCATGGAGTAATTTTTGGATATCAAAAATAGGAGGACCTTTTAATATGTCTATTCAAGAAACAAATGGTACTGCTGATTATTTACATCCAAAAAGTGTTCCTTTTTGTACAGTTCAAACTGTACCTTGGTCTTATGATTTAAATCATTTAGATATTTTCCCTAACGCTGTAATTCAATCAACTATAACTGGACAAACCGCTAATTTAGTTTTAGGAGCGTATGAAGTAGAACTCCCTGCTACAGTACTTGCTGGATCCGCTGTTGCTACTGAAAATTGGCGTTATTATAATTTACAAATAAACTCTCTTTTAGAAGTATTTGCAAAAAGTTATAAATATATGTTTGATCATAAAGGTGAAATAGGAATAAATCCATCTGTTGCTATACCTGGTACTTTTAAACCTGAACAATATAATTTAGAAAAAGTATTATAATGTATATACCTAAATCAGCCATAGTAGAAACAGGATTTGATCAATCGTCTAGATTTACGATTGCTACATCTAATCAACCCTATAATGGGTATTATCATAAAGATAATACAGGAAAATACTGGTCAGGAGAAGAACATACAAATGAATCATTTTTATTAAAAAATAATGCTCCTAATTTTACATTTGATTTACAAAAACTTACAAAAAATACTAATATAACTTATGGGTTTACTAAAACTTATAATAATAATTTAGACACACCATTATATAAAAATGAATATACAATCCCAACAGATGAAGATTATAATAATGGGTATTATATTCGTTATATAGCTCAATTAAAAGCATCTACTGTACCTTATATAGTAGAAATTAGTAAAGATACTTATGATGCTTTATTAGTGTCTCGTAATGCTCGTGGTGCGTACAACGCAACTGAAATAATATGGAAACTAACAGGTCCATATAACGATGTTTATGAAAATAATATAAAAGTAGATTCTGGTATTAAAGATACTAATGTGCGCTCACTCCAAGAAGGAGAAAAAGTAATAAATGGATTATCTAACTTTTTAACAAATCCCCTTCAATATACAAGATTTGAAGACTATGTTGAAGATAAAATAGTTCCTGTTGCTCCTTATATTGTTGATTTAGGAGTTATACCTATAGAGATAGATATGTCTACTTTATATCCAAGTGTTACTCCTAGTGTTACTCCTAGTGTTAGCGTTACTCCTTCTATTACGCCAAGTGTTAGTGTCACTCCAACTACTTCAGTTAGCGTGACACCAAGTATCACCCCAACTATTTCAACTAGCGTAACACCTTCAATTAGTATAACACCTAGTGTGACGCCTAGCATTACACCTAACATTACGCCTACTAATACACCAACATCAACTCCTATCTATTCTCCAATAGACTTTACACTTAACTTTACATGTGGAGGACCAGGAGGTACTTCAGTAACTATAAATGCATATAGTCCAATAGGAGGAACAGGTATTTATTATTTCAGCACAAATTATTTCTTATCAGAAGCCGACGCAATTGCTAATACCAATTGGACTCGATCTGATGGCAGCGGATGGGGAACCGGTCCTGGAGATTACACATATTGGGTTGCGCTAAAAGATAGTGATAACAATAAAATAGTTAAAAGTGTAACTTCAAATTGTAATCCAAGTCTAACGCCAACCCCAAGTTTAACACCTACATCTACACCTACAGTTAGTGTTACTCCAACTGTAAGCGTTACACCTTCTATAAGTGTAATACCATCAATTAGTGTTAGTGAAACTCCAAGTATAAGTGTAACACCATCAATTACACCTACCCCTACTCCTTCAACTAGTGTACCTGAAAAATTCTATTATAGTGGTTTACTTTGTGGAGGTAGTATAACTAATGAATTCTATTCTGATACAAACTTAGGAGATAATCCAGGAGTAGTATATGCTTACTCATCAACTGCTGGTAATACAAATCAATGTTTTGATAATATTATAAGAATTTATACACCTAATACAAATCCAATATTAGCTATATATGGAGACTGTTCAACTTGTAATCAGTTACCAACACTAACAGGAGTATTTGATAATCAACCAACTGCTGGAGAATGTTTTAATAATCCAGGTACTTATGAAGTTCAACAAACATTCTATGTAACATTTGCTTCACCAGCATTAATAAATGGAACAGTTAGAATTACATTTGCTGATACATCTTATATAGATACATCGTTTAATATAGGTGATACACAAACAACTTATTGCCCTATATATAACTGTGGATGTATTAATCCTTGCTTATCACTTTCAGATGTAGTGTCCTATGTTGTTTTATAATTAAATAAAATTGTTGACCTAAAATTTTTATTATATATTTAACCTAATAATAAAGGTTATGTTTTATATAATAGAGACAAAGGAACAATTAGAATATCTAGGTAAACCAGAACACGATAAGTGTTTTGTTAATATCATTACTACAAATGATAATCGTCATCCATCTCTAACTAAACCATGTTTAGTATATTATAATGATGGAGAAAAAGGTTATATTTTACCTATCGACCATAGCGAAGCATTTAAATTAGATTGGGAAACAGTTAAGGAATTTATATCTAGCATTAACACAGTTTATGTTTTAGATAAAAAATTCCATTTATATTTTCTACCAGGGCATAATTTAATTGATTTAAATTTTCATAGTTACATAGACGAATCACAATTTGATACTAAAGTACACACTGATTTTAATCGTGAAAAATATTATATACAAGAGTTAAGCACACTTATTCCTATCCCTAAACATTATGAGAAATGGGAAAAAATATACTGGAATATAAAAGAAAGAGGAATGATTTCTAAATGGGCAGTAGCTAATACGTTTTTAAATTATAACTTTACTAATGTATTCTATCAGATTGAAAAAAATGGTATAGGTATCGATCCACGTAAATTTAATAAACATTTTGAAACTACTTGGAAAGATAATTCGATTTACGGGAATACAGTTTTTACTCAATATAATCTATATAATTTAACTACTCGCCCGTCAAACGCATTTAATGGCGTTAATTACGCCGCTTTACCTAAGGACGGCGCACGTGAATCATTCGAACCAAATAATTATATGTTTGTTGAGTTTGATTACAGTGCTTACCATCCACGTTTAATTGCTAAGACAATTGGATATGAATTTGAAATCGATCCATATGATGAGGTGCCTAAAGAAATAATGTTTCAAAATTTATATGGGGGTATTAGAGACGAATATGCATGGTTCCCGTTTTTCGCTAAATTAAGCGAATGGTTAGATGCTCAATGGCAAGAGTTTTTAGATACTAATAGATTAAAACTACCATGCGGAACCAACATATATAAAGTTAAAATAGAAAACCCAAATAAAAATAAAATATTAAGTTATCTAATCCAGGCTTACGAAACATATTATAATACATTAACATTAGGACGTGTATTAAAATTATTAGAGGGTAAGAAAACTAAAATAGTATTATATACTTACGATTCAATTCTACTGGACGTGGCTAAGGAGGACGTTAAAACATTATTACCATTAATTAAACAAGAACTAGAAGCTGATGGATTTCCAACTCGTATGAGTGTAGGTGAAAACTATAGCGCTTTAATAAAAAAATAACATATTTATGTACTGGAATTTAACCATAGAAGAATTGGCAAACAAGTTATTCGCAACTTTCTCAAAGAAAGAAGACATAGAGCAAACGCTTGAAACTATAACTGGCCGTTATAATATCTTATATAATAAGGTTTTTATCTTAGAATCTAAAGATAGTGACGAGTTCATTTGTACTTACAACATTGATCCAGGAAATCTGAGCACAACCTCAGTTTTGCCTAATACTATCTTATTGCATCGCAAAAAAGAGTCAAATACATTATATACAATCAATGCATTAAACGCATTAGTTAAGACTTTAAACAATGGTTATGTCGATCCTAGCTACAAAGTAGAGTGGAATGATTACAAAAACACTATCTTACTTACACAAGGACCTGACCAATTAAGAAAACTAGAGACAACTATCTATAAGATAATTAATCTCTAAGTTTGGCCTCTGGCATCTCTGATGCTATATTTACCGTATATTTAAAAAACAATAATTAGTTATGGATTTAAATGCAATCAAACAACGTATGCAATCGTTGCAAAACAAAGGCAAAGGCGGCGCCAAAAATGACGACCGTGCTAAAAATTTCTGGGTACCACCAGTAGGCAAATCAGTGATTCGTATTGTTCCGTCTAAGTTCAACAAATCAAATCCGTTTAAGGAAGTAATGTTCCATTATGGTATTGGAAACAAAACCATGTTGTCATTAACTAACTTTGGCGAGAAAGATCCAATTGTTGAATTTGCACAACAATTACGTAAAACTAGTGACAAAGAAAATTGGTCATTAGCTAAAAAAATTGAACCTAAAATGAGAGTATTTGTTCCTGTAGTTGTACGTGGCGAAGAAGAAAAAGGAGTTCGCATGTGGCAATTTGGTAAGGAAATGTATCTTGAATTATTAGGTATCGCTGAAGATGATGATATCGGAGATTACACAGACATTATGGATGGTAGAGACTTAACAGTTG